TGTTATTTTGAGTAGAACCAACTTGTCTTGTCAGACTAAAAAGAGGTTTCGTGATTCCACCATTAGCTAAAGAAGATGATAAAACAAAGAAACCATCACCCTGAAATGCACCCAATTCATTTGAAGCACTATCTCTGAAAGTTAATCCACCATCAGAATTTTGTGACATAGTAGTTTGACCAATGAAGATAGTACCATCATTTACTGCCAATGATGAAGCTGAAACTGCACCATCTACCCATAAACTATAGCCAGCAACTGGAGCATGATTAATTCCGACATTACTAGAACCACTCAACCTTATTGCATATGCTGAACCAGTACCATCCTGAATTACCCCATCATCTGTTTTCTGTAATAGTTTTTGAAAATTACTTGATATTATTTTATTTGTTAAATCAGCCATTTAAGTTCTCCATTGCTTCCTTTGGTAATTTCATTCACCTATAAATATTAATTTTTTATATATTCCTTTTAACTATAAATTCAAAATCATCATCAAATATTTGCTCTTGACCATCATCTGTTTTTAATTTCAATAGAATTTTATAAACCCTATCAGGATAAAACCCATCTAACCATTGATTAAAATAGTTAGAATTTGAATCACAACTTGTTAATGTATACTCACTAAATGGAACTATAAATTCATCTGTAGCTACATCCTTAATTGCATAAGAACCACTACCTTCTGGTATATAAGAACCACTTGAAATATGTACAGATTCAGTAAATGTTTTTTGAATATGTTTTTTTCTAGCTCCTATTCTGAATTTAACTCGCTCATCCTCTTTATAACTTTCTTTTAAACCTTTTATATACAAATGATTATCAACTAAACCACTTGTTGTTAATTGAGTTAAACTACTACTAATATCACCATCAAAACTCGAATCATCCCATCTAACTTCTAATCTTGGCTGATAAATAGTATGAGTGTTTCTTGAAAAGAATTTAAGTTTACCAAATGTAGTTTTATTTGTTTCTTGGCTTCCACTAAACCCAATTAACATTCCATAATTTTCTTCTTGACTTTCTAACCACATATTTACCATATTGGTTACTTCAACATTTACATCAGGTGATTCATTTGAAAATACTTGAGTTGATTGACTAACATTCAATACTGTACCACCAGTATCAGCCCAAAGTAATTTAGTACCATTAATTGGATTACTACGATTTTCCCAACTACATCCATTTGTATTCTTTGGTATGTCACCATCTTTACCAGTACCTTCAGTCCAAGATTGTGATATTGGTTGGATAGCTAAAGTATAATCTCCCGAAGTAAATTCAGAATTACCTTTTATATTATAAAGTCTTAAATAATATTCAGCACTGGATGACAGTATCGTTCCATTTACGATTGACGCTGATAATTCATTAAATTCAGTTCCACTAAATTGAACCAAAGCTCTTGTTGGATAATTAAATGAATTATTAAAAAATTCTTTTTTAATTTCAAGTATTTGGTCTCTACCAAAGTTTTGGTTTTTAAAAGATTCATCAGTTATAGTTGACGAACCACTGGAAATCCAACTATCTTGTTTTGGGAAAATAAAATGATGCATTATCTAACTCTTCCCTGTATGTTTTGGTTTGGGTTTTTTAATTCAAAAACCGTTGGTGTTGCAGTATTTGGTGGTAATACAGTTGTATTATCATCCGAAAGTGCGGTTTGAAAATTGTATTTATATCCATAACCAGTTGTTCCACCAACTGCTTCTACAAAACCACCATCGTTAGTACCGTCACCATCTATATCAACTCCCTCACCAGATGTACTAAACGAATAAGTATAAGTTGGTAAGTTCAATGTTTCACCATCATCATAAAAATAATCTTTTTCCTGTGTAATAGTTAAATGACCAATAGAACGAACTCCTTCAACTCCCATTAATTCGTACTCTAAATTACTTTTATAAATAGGTTGATTGAATTGCATTTTTTCAATTCTAAAATAGTCTTTAATTTTTTGAATACAATTTAATTTAACTTGTTGTTTGTTTGCATATTTTTCAGCAACTACATCAAACATCACACCAAAGTTTACAATATACCCATCATTAAGTGTTATAACATCTGTCATTAGTTTAAAATTTTCTAAATATTTTGATATGTTTGACATTAAAGTTATTGGTATGTTATCAGTTTTTGACATATTACCAGCATGTGGATTACCAACTAATTGTTTTTTATTATTATATCCTAATACATAAATATTTACTGTACCTAATTCTAATTCTCTAGCTAATTCACTTGTATCGGGTATATCAGTTGGTACAGTCTGCATCGTTGCTAATACATTGTTAATAACTTGTTCTTTTGAATATGCTTCACCTACAGCACTACTATTCAAGTACTCTATAACAGTATTTATTGCTGTTGAACTTACCTGAAGATAACTATTAAGTGATGTTAAATTTGTTGTACCAAAAATTGTAGGAGCTTCTCGTGTAACATATGCTTTAGCTATATTTCCAAATTTACTTGGTATGTTTAATACCCTAGCTTCATAATCTTCTTTTGTTACACATCTGTTCTGTGTTGTGAAAAATGCTTTAGCCCTTTCTTTTATTTCAATTGTATCCTCTTCATCTTTACCACCTATAGCTGGTCTGTTATTCGTAACAGTATTAAGTATTGCTCCACCATTAATAGTTGGTGTGATTCCAGTTGGTACAGTTGTTAAATCACCACTTGGAACATTTGAACTTATTCCACCACCTACACGATAAGTAATTGTTAAAGTTGTATTGTTTGGTGTCTCACCGAGTGTTGAGTATTCATCACCAAGAAGTGGATCTATAGATTGATTTAAATCATTTGTTTGTCCTGGAATAACAATTCCAACTTGCTCCATATCAATAAATCCCTCATCAAGTAATTGTCCATCTTTTAACACACCATTACCAAACACAAGTGAAGTTGTATTGTCTTGATTTGTTTCACGAGTAAATCTCTTTCCTGTTGTTATATATGTTAATGAAAAGGGAACAGCTTCCTTTACCGTATTACCTATGAAATCCACATAAGCTGATGTTCTATTGTTATCATCAGTATAGTGAGTTCCAATTGGAACTTTGTCTTGTGCTAAATAATCTACTTCATACCAATTTTGTCCATTTGAATCAACACAAGAAACAATGTCAATAACATTTGTATCAGGTATATTAATAGTTCTAAAT